GCCTTTGACGCGCACCCGGCCACCATTATCGAGACGCTTACGCAGAGCATCATTTTCAGCATTCGCATCAGCAAGCTCCTTTGTGTATTTCGCATCAAGTGCCGCAACGTCTCGCTGGCGCACCTGCATGTCGGTGATGGTGGCGTTTGCCAGACTGAGCGCCTGCGTTTTCTCGTCACGCTGCTTTTTGTACTCAATGGCGTTGTCACGGTACCGGTTCACCAGAAAGGCCAGCGCCCCAGTAAGAACCAGCACCACCAGCGGAAACCAGTACTTCCTCAGTAGCACCTGGATCATAAAAATGCCGCTCGTGCACGGTTGTAACGCTGACGGCGGTCTTCAATGCCGTTCTGACCACCATTAATAATCTGCGTGACGCGGGCCAGGTCGCCGGAGTAAAGCAAACAACCGCTGGTGGCAAAGAACCATGCCGCTGAACGCGCCGCGTTACGGTCCTGCTCCAGCAGTTCCGGGCTGGTAACCAGATCGAGTTTCAGCGCGGCGCCGCAGCGTCGGTAATTATCCTGACCGGTGATCTGAATCAGGCCGCGACCGCGATATTTCCAGCCATCACCCGGTGCTTTGTTACCAAGGCGTTTGCTGTACACCAGATTGGCAATGGCGCGCTGGCGCTCCAGCGGTAACACCTTTTCATAAGAACGGCGGCCCAGCGCGTTAGCCTGGTCCTGAGTAAGCCGCCCGGCGCGAACGAAATCTGCCAGGCCTGCAATGCTATAGTTCATGCTCTCCACCAGCCGGGTGAAGCCAACGGATTCATGCCCGGTCTGAGCGATAAACATCGCCTGGTCAGTCGGTGCAGTGATACCGAATTCTTTCATGGCCGCATCAATGTGCAGAAACCAACGCGCAGCTAATCCGGCGCTTATACCAGCCGCCTGCTGAAATTGTGATTGGTTCATTCAGACCTCAGGACATAGAAGAGCCGCGCCACATTCCCCCGTGCCCTGAACACGGCGGCGCAGATAATCAGGTTGATTGTCACGGTTGCCCAGTGGGTATGCAGATACGAATCGAAGAGGTACCGGAACGGCACCGATGCATACGCCAGGATAATCAGGTAGGCCAGCCATGAAGCCCAAGGGTTATGCCGCCCGCCTGGCTTACGGAACATCATCAGGCGCAGAACAATGGCGGCACAGGCCACCACGTTTGTCAGCACCAGCGGATCGTTAGTTACCATTGGTTCCCCCTCTCCAGCGTGCGAGCAGCTTTAGCGGGTCCTGTTCACTGAAAAAAGTCAGCGTCTTGATTGCCACGGCAGATAAAATCACAGCGCCAAGTGCATCCAGCGGTTTATCGGCATAGCCGGTTATACTCGCCAGCCACGAACCCACCAGCCCGGAGCCATAGACGCCAGCAAAATATGACACGACGAAATACGCGGAACGGCGAAAAATCGTCAGGTCGGCAGCGGTGGCCACATAGAAAACAGCACCAGCAAACGCGCCGAACACCACGCCGTAATCAGTGCCGGTAAGCAGTCCATAAATGCTGGCGCCGGTCAGCGCGCTACCGGCGGCTGCGGTACCGGAAAAAGGTTCGGACATTACGCCCCCTCGTTAGTGGTGAGTCCTCTCAGGAATGAGGGGAAATAAAAAAGGCCCACCGAAGTGGGCCCTGATGCGGATGCCATCCCGCTGCGTTGGCGTTTGTATAAGGTATGAGCCGAATAAGCGAGTAAATTGGCTCACAAAATGATTCGAATATTTTGCGGAAGTTGAGACATAAAAAAACCCGCACAATGGCGGGTTTTCAAAAAGCACCAGCTAGGTTCATGCTGCTTTACGGCGACGCGGCTTACCTTGTTGCTCTTTACAGGCAACGGTAGCGTGAGTAAACGCATTCGGCGCAGCCTTCATCAGTACTTCAACAGCAGCACCCATACCTGCGAATGCTTTCATAGTGTCGAATTTAACTTCTGGCTTGGTTGCTTTTTGACCTTTCATATATACCTCGGAGACCGATGGTGGTGTCTCTAACTCTCAAATTAATAGTAGTGGCAACCACTACTTATTACCAATTGGGTATACCAATCAGTACTATCACTCAACGATATGCCGTTCTATTGAATGATTAAACATTACCTTTAAGGTAAGCAATCCTACAACCAGTAACGGGATCCCGTCTAGCTTAATTGTGCGAATTTGATAAAGGTTCCTTCAATATCGGAAAGATTCGCTTCCATGATATAGCCGCACGGGAGATCCCGAAAGCCAAACCCTGAATAGAACTCATGCAACTCAGGCACAGGTTCAATAATCTGAATAGATTGACATTCTACTGCCATGCAGAAAAGGTAGGCGCTCATAAGGGTAATCAGCACCATTCGCCCTTTAAGCGGATGATCTTCTTCTTCACGAGCAAAGTTTTCAATCATGTGGATTCTGAAAACACGGTCCGTAACGCCAAAGATGCAAAGTGCAGCTCCTGAGGGTATGCCCTGTACTACTCCCTGTTTAATCAGCTTTATACAAAATTCGTAACGTTCATCAGAGTTACCGTAAGTGGCAAGGGCGTAGTCCCATTCAAGCTCACCAAATCCCCCACAGAGCACTTTATAATCATCATCACTGATTGGTCCAACGGCCAGAGGTAGACCATAGTTATCAATAACTAGTTGAATGTTATTGCGGACTGATTGACCAATTTCATCCAGGGTTAGCATTGTGGCCTCTGCTTATAACGCAACGAGAGGGACCATTGTATCTCAAAACAAACGGCATGCGACGCTTGAGTGCTGTAAAAGATATGTAAGAACAGCACCCACAAAAAAACCCGCGCGGCGGCGGGTTTGTTAACGTTGAACATACAATGCCCATCGTTGGAAAAATCCTAACCAGATTTTCCGAATTTTGCAAGCATTGCGTTTCGATAATTCATAAAAGTGCTTCTATCTTGTGACTTTTTGCAAAAGCCTCCCGGCGTAAGCCTCTTCCTGCCAGCACTTCGTTACCAGTTTATCAATGACGTCGGCATAGCCGCTGTACCACTGATGCTTGGTCAGATTGGGAACTAACTGCTCTACAACCGCGCGGGCAAGGCTGGTGGGAACGCGGCTGAAGCGGTGGCCATTACAGCGACCGCATACCTTTTGCACGGGCACGCCCAGCAGTTTGGTGCGTTTTTCATCAAGAACGGTACCTTTACCTTTACAGCCACGGCAGGCGGTACTGACCTCCCCTTTCCCGTTGCAATAGTCGCATTTAACCTTCTCGATGCTTTTAACCTCTGTCCAGCGCTCCCAGTCAGATGGACGAACGGCGCGGGATTTGCTGGCCCAGTAAGGCGCTTTTCCCCAGGGGTAGGTAACTTTTCGCATCACACTTTCAATGGAGATCTGGCCCACTCCTTCGCATTGAGGGCAAGTAGATTTACTTGCTGCCGATCGTGAATAGTCTGCGTAGGCAAGCCTGACCAGACAACTGACGATCTCATGGCGCGTTGGTTCGCTTAGCTTATTCAATACCGGGTTTTTTAACGCAAGCGCGTAATTCATCAGACCTACGATAGCTGGTTGCGGATCCTGAATGCCCATCTTCGCCAGGAACAGGTTAAACCCTAACGGGGCTTCGGCCTGCACCATGCCCTGGGCAGCCATAACATCGGTAATGGATAGTGCATCACCACCAGTAGCTGGAGCTTCATCATTCAGCTTTGGGGATTTTGGCGAATAGTACTTCGGTAATGACTCCAGATTCATCCGGCAATCCTCATTGCTGTTTTAATGTAATTCCTCAATATGCGGTAATCCATTACAACCGATCCGCGAAAGCGGTAAATCCTCAGGCGTTGCCAGCGGAGGCGGATAACGTCCATTTTGTAGTTTTCTCTGCTCACCACTTTCCCCCTCTCGTTTCGAACCAGTCCAGGACGTACCCGATGACCAGCAGGGCGGCCCAGCCAATCTGGTAATAATTTTCGGTAGTCATGCGGCCTCCTGCTGTTTGAGTTGTCTGAGCTTTTCGCGGTATTCGTCGCGGATTCGGATGAAGTCCTCGCGGCGATAGTTGGTCATCGGGTGCGGGCCATTGAGCCAGTCAACACAGGCATGTCCGTACCGCGCTACCAGCCCGGCTTCATAGTTTTTCGCGACAGTGGCTTCTTTCGCCGTATACTTCCCGGCGCCGGCGTTGCAGCTCTTGCACTGCTTGTGGGCGTTACTCTCTTCAAAGCGAAGTTCAGGATTTGCACCCACGGTTTTGTAATGGCCGCAGTCCCACTGGCCGCCATGCAGGTCAGGCGGGTTTAATTCCCCGCAACTGATGCAGGGCAGATGCCGGTCCCGGTACCGGATATAGGCGTTGAAGGCCTGCTGTGCCTGAGCTTTGAAATAGGAAGCTGGCCTGAGTTCTTCGCGTTTCGCACGGCGGCGCTGGCGCCCTGCTTTCTCTTCGTCTCGCTGAAGCTTCAGGGCTTTGCGCTGTGCATCAGCCTGGGCCTTTGCGGTCTGCTCTTTGCCTACAGCGCTGGCGCATTCGAATGAGCAAACGACCTGCTCGTTCCGTACCGGTTGGAACCACTCCCTGCAGTGGATGCATTTGCGACGAGGTTTTTTAGCCATGCTCACCCCGCAAAATTCATCAGCTGCGCGGCGGCGTTCTCGGCCTCACGCTGGTCGCGAAAAACGCGGGATAATATCCAGCGCCAGAGCACATCCAGTGCGGCCCGGTAGAGCTGCTGGAACTCTGTTTCGTCCATGCTGGCGAAAGAAATGCTTCGGGGATGTTTGCGAAGGGTGCCGTCGGGCAGCTGGATAGTATCGAAATGCCCGGCCTCAATGGTTACCCAGGCACGATACGCATCGAAGGATTTGCACAGGCTGATGCCGTTGGTAATGCGGCGGCTGGCCACCTGTTCCAGATATTGCTCAGCGGCATCCATCAGCGCGCTTTCGTTCCCGCCGAAAGCAGCCAGATATCTGGCATAACCGTTAACAAGTTTGCGTTCGTTGGAGGATATCGCGCCGCCGGCAGGCTCCCAGTAATCGAAGCCCAGATTAAGTAGCGCGAAGAACTTACGGTGAAAGGCGGGGTTGCGTACCTGGCGGAACTCGGCCACCAGGAGAGAGCCAAGCTTGAATTTTTTTTGCAGAATATCGCTGGTCTCCGGCGAAGCGGGGATCAGGATATTTGATGAATGTTTGATAAGTTGTAGTTCGTGCGCCATGGTGTTCACTCCGTGGCGCAGCAGGTTTACCGGCTGTTCAGACCGATGAGATCATATTATCAGATGGTCTTTGGATGCGGTAGCCGAGATCAGTGAGAAATTGCACAACCGCGGTTGGCGTGAAAATAATTTCCTCATCAAGTAAAGGTCGCATGGAAATAAGCCCCCCACTTTTATAAACAAGAAAACGATCACCTCCCGGAAAACTACATAACACCGCGCCATCCGCCCTTCTGACAACGTCATACCAGTCAGGCTCAGATGATTTTGAAACACATTTTCTCACAGCTTCCCCCTGTTCAGCTTCAGGATATAGTTCAACGTTCAATCAGTAGAACCACTCGTCAGCACTTTCCCAGGTTTCCTGCAGAATATTAGCGACCTCGTCTTTATCCCCACCAATTACGCTAAGTCCGTCATTAGGTGCCCGGCGAACGGTGAGCTTGCACCCTTCGAAGCATTTGTTTAATCGTTTTAAGAGTTCGTTTTCCAGCGTCGGTATCGCGCCATCAGGCAGTTTTTTTGTACGTTCGATAGTGACTTCAACCTTCATGATCATCCCTCTCATAAAAATACTGTATAAATAAACAGTACACCCATACGGGAGAATGATCAACTCGACAAGAGCACGAATTGCGACACAGGTTTGAAAACCTAAAGATCTGTAACCCATTGAATAAAAAAGCCACAGCAGTTACGGCTTATGTTTCTGGTTCGGCTAGCTAAAGGTATTATAATATGATGAGAATTGACTATTTGATGTGTATTCTGCTTTGTGCCAACAGCGGACGCACAAGGCGGGTGCGTCCTTTTCTTAAGCTACATCGGGCTCTTATATCGGGAATGAAAATTTTTGAAACGCGGTTGCTCATGCTTCGGACTGTAAGTTCTTGCATGATCGTCTATCACAACTTTACTTCCAAGAATATCTCGAGCCTCTCCTAACGACCACACAGACGAAAGATCATTAGTCAAGTTTCGATAGAGAGCACGAAAACCTCTTGGTTTTTTAAGATCATATAAAAACTCAGGAACTTTAAATTTGAAGTTAAAGGCTGGTAGTTTTGGAAGAGAATTAAGAGCTGCAACAGTGTTGTAAACATGTACAAGCTTAGTTACAGGTACACCTTGTCTAGTCTTAAGTCCATACTTTATTCGCATCTCATCTGATTCTTTTGAAATTTCAGTAAGTAATGAACCTACTGATTTATTAGCCTGAGGCAATTCATTTTCATCAAACAAGCGCCTTATTTCCCGCATTTTCTCACGAGCGATAATAAATTCGTTGTTGTTCCTTATGTTATAAGCCGCCTCAACAATAAAACTTGGATCGCCAGTTTCTTTTGCGAGCCATGCCGAAAATAAAGGAAGCGAAGTTGCAGTTGCTACTGCTTTACCACCAGAGTGAATATCAATTAAATCATGACTTAGCGAAGTGGAAAAATGTTCCACGATATGTTTAGCATAGTCAAAACCATACTGACAGTTTTGGCTTAAATATGTTTGTTGATATGCCTGACGTAATGGGTATAAAAAAGTATCTGCTTGAAGGTGCTTAGCTGTAAGGGAATAAAATACTGATCGATTAGCCAGCCATACAAGTGAGGCAACGAATGCCTTGATTGCATCGGCTGCTTCACCAGCAGTTGTACCATCACCCCATTTTGCTCCCGGAACTTTGTAGTCCCTGCGAATAGGGTTACCAAATCGATCGAGGAGTTCAACATCGCCACTTGTTCTATTACCAGACTCAGCAGCATCTCCTAGTTCTGAAAAAATCGCAGCAGCGATATTACCATATTTTTCAAACTCTTTACCTCCGTCAGAGAGATTCTTCAATGTTAGATGATAAACACTTGAACTAATGTCCCATGTACATATGATATGTGTCTGAAGAAGTTCAATTAGTTTTTTAAAATCGTCATTAACAAATGATCCGCCTCTTATTTTAGGTTTTAATGCATCAGCGATTCTTTTTGCTTCACCTTCAATTGCATCCAGACCATATTGTGCTTTATCAAGAAATGATATCTCTTTGAAATTTGAAATCCTACCTTCACGATACTCTGGAATATAATCATCCACCGCGATCACACGATCATAGAACAAAATTGACTGTATATAGTTCTCGAAAGCGATTATATCTATATCTACCGAGTCCTTCGATTTGGTTTTGACATGCCCCTCGATTCTTTGGACTGCCGTTAGAGTTGAATTATCAATCAGTGCGTATGTCATTTAAATTCCTTAAATAAACAAAACCAGTAATGATCACCCAAAAAAACCAACAATCTTATTTCATTGAAATCAATTTTTTAGCATATGTGATTTTATACATGCTAGAAAAGTGATGGCTGACAATGGTATTTACCACATTAGCAGAGTTTCCATCGAAGATAACAGAAATCTTTCTCGGTAGCAGATATCGTATGATTGGCCACTCCTAGCTCAAAGCTGCTCAAACTTGTGTATCGGGGCAGCTTAAAACGGGATTACGCTGCAAATTCTTTCTCTTTGCAAAGATCCGGTAAGTTCGCCCTGACCAGCGCTTCAGCAAACGGCGGCGGTACCGCATTGCCGCAGCGCGCCACCTGTTTATCTTTGGCGTACTTCACGCCGCGATAGTCCCGGTCGATGATGTACCACTCCGGGAAACCCTGCGCCCGGTATAGTTCGTGCGGTTGCAGCATGCGCATACCAATATCGACGATGCGGTAAACAATGCCATCCACGGTTACCAGTCCGTCGTAATCTTCCCCGCAGTACTGGCGCAGGAACGCTAGCACCTCATCGGCGCGCTGATGGTCGTATTCATCAACGGCCAGGTGCGTCTCAACGTTCCCCACGTGCAGGCCACCCGCCGTTAATCCCGGAGCTGGCGTATCAACGACACGGCCATCCCGGCAGGTGCCGCGCAGCATTACCAGATGGGACGTGATCGCGGCGTGGTGATTGCCAGTAGTGACAGTATGCACGGGTTGGTCAGCAGTGCCGCCGAGATGCCCGGTGTTATTAACCATCAGGTGCGCAGCGACAACTGCATGATGATCCGTAGTGGTGACCGTGTGCACTGGCTCGTCCAGTGCTATTCCAGCGCCTTGGTAATTCCCACCGAAGTGTTTAACCAGACTCGCCGCAACGAGCTGCGATTTGCCGCCACCACCAGCTGTAATCGTGGCACTGGGCTCATCGGCATAGTGCCCAATGCTGGCACCGAATTGGCGTGCGATAACCGGGGCAACCAGACAGGCGCGGGATTGCTTCAGAATGGTATGCGCGGGTTTATCCAGCGGACGCGGCTTCGCCTGGTACTCGCTGCCGCCATTACCAGCAAGGAACTGAGTCAGCTTGGCTTCCACCACACCGAGAGCATGCCCGTTACCACCCGGACGCTTTGACGTACCGGCGGTGACCGTGGGCACCGGATCGGTGACATCCTGCCCGGTTGCGCCGGTACGAAATTTTGTCAGGTGCGGTACCGCGACAGCATAGCCGTGGGTTTTGGTAATGGTCTGTAACGGTTCCTCCAGCGCTTGCCCCCTGAAACAATCGTACTTACCGCGTGTCGTGGTGTGATTGCACTTCACGATGAACGGCGATGCGCTATCGATAACGAAACGCTGGATACCGCGGGCAATACGTTTGAGCGTGTTTTCTGCCAGCGGCTTTTTGCGATCGAAAATCGACGGCGCGGCGATTGACCAGTCGATACATTCCGCCGCGGTGCGCCAGGCTTTCAGCTTGCCGCCCTGCACTGCTGGCGATTTTGGGTCTGCGTGCGTAGCCTGCGGCCAGGACACCGGCACGCCGTCGCACCGCATCACCATGAAAAAGCGTTTTCTGATTGTCGGCGCGCCGTAATCACACGCCCGCAGCGCGCGGTGATCAACAGCATATCCGAGCCCGTCCACCAACTGCTGCGCCTGTTCGCCATCGACGGCAATGCCCAGGAACTCGCAGCATTCTGCCAGCGCCGGATGCCCGGCAGGTATCCCGCCTGACAGCATCCCGCAGAACGCTTCAAAGGTTTCGCCGGAGCGAGCCGGATCAGGACGCATCTCTGCAGCGAGCAGCGGCCCCCACGTGCGAAACTCCTCCACGTTCTCCAGCATCATCACGCGTGGCCGCACCGTCAGCGCCCAGCGGATAACGATCCACGCTAAACCGCGAATTGATTTTTCTACCGGCTTCGCGCCTTTTGCTTTCGAGAAGTGGCGGCAATCCGGGCTGAACCATGCCAGCCCCACCGGGCGACCTGCTGTTGCCGCCACCGGGTTAACATCAAATACCGATTCGCAGTAGTGCAATGTATCCGGGTGGTTGGTGCTGTGCATTGCCACCGCGTTCGGGTCGTGGTTAATGGCAATATCCACGCTACGGCCCGTAGCCAGCTCAATACCTGTAGATGCCCCGCCACCACCAGCAAAGTTATCAACGATGATTTCTCTCACGCGTATTCCTCCATGGCGGTGGCCAGCGAACGGGCCGCAGTGACTATCGCCGGTACCGGCATTTTTTCCAGCCACATACGGTTTATATGGTGCTTCAGTCGGCGCTGGTGGTGCGGCGGCAGATCGCCGGCTCTTTCTAACTGCGAATAGACCATGCCGACCTCAGCTGGCCAGACGGTTTCCGGCACATCCACCAGTAGCAGGTTTTCCAGCTCAATTAGGCGTTTACAGGAGTACTCAAGTAATAGGTCCACTATTTAGCCTCCTCCGGCGCTGGCGGCACGGTGTATAACGCAGTTCCCACTCGCAGAGCTTTATCAATCGTCGATGTGTCGTTTCCCGCTCGACTTGAGAGGACCCTCGCCACCGGCTCTCCCTTCAATTCCCTATTCTCAACCGCTAGCGCGTCACGCTCAGCTTTCAGTTTTTCGATCTTCTGGACCACATCATCAACGTTGTCTTCCCCGGTAGCCTTTTGCATAGCCGTTTCCCACTCGATTTTTGCGTTCATGGCGGTTGTCCGTTCTGCACAGGCAGTACGCGCCGCAGCAAGCGTGCCGTCCAGGCGCCCAGCCAGTTCAGTCAGCAATTGCGCCGTCTGCGCGCTTTCATACTTTGCGGCCACGTAGGTGGCACGAATTAACTGCTTATGGGTCATGTCTTTCATGCGCGGGCACTCCCGAAGATTTTATGAAGGTGATAGCCCTGCCAGTTCTGGCGGCATACTGACGCTACGGACGGCGCTGCAGGTTTAGATTTATATGCCCTGGGTGAGCTAACTTTTGCCTGCCAGCGCTGAACAAGTCGGTATTCAGGGTGTGCTGGTTTACCAATGTTCTTCACGATGCCAAGACGAACCAGCCGACCCAGAATTGCGTGTGTATGTTTGTTAGTCCATCCGAGCCGGCGTTCCAGACGACGTGGCGTGGCGGTTTTCTCCTGTTCGAGAAAGGTGATTATTGCAATCTGATCTTTGCTGCGCATGGTTAAGCCCTCCCGCCTTTAAGCCCAAACTTCGCCCGGATTTCCTGAATTTTCGCCATTCCCTGCTCGCGCGTAACAGGTTTGCTGCCCAGTACAGGCAAACGCGCAACCGGCTCAGGAATGACTTCACCAGCGCGAATGCGTTTCACCATTTTCGCCAGCTCTTCACCGGCTTTGCGGTTAAGTTCCATGTCGGTGAGCCCGTATGAGCGCATCTGCTGGTACAGGGTTGTGACCAGCCAGTAGCTGGCGCGGTATTTCACGGTGCGCGGGGTGATGTCGTTGTCAGGCCACGGATAGGACTCCGCGTCGCTGTAACGGCTGCGGTTGCGGCAGTACTCGTAAACCAGCTTTACCAGCTCGTTCTGGTCAGGCAGACCCACGGCGGCGCTTTCCTCGGCGCGGCACCATGCCACGAACTGACCGGGCGACGGCATGAACGGTTTTTCCTGAGTGCGGGCAATGCGCATACCAGCGTCGACCTGGGCGAAACTGGTGATCCCGTTCTCCGCAAAAGCCAGCAGCCACTGGCGACGGAATTCGTCGATATCCGCCTGGGTTTTAAAAACGGACATGCTGGCCGGGAACGCAGCGCGCAGCTGGCGAAACAGTTCGTTGAATACCTGGGCGGCATGCTCCTGGCGGGGTTCGGATTGCTGCTCCGGCATACCCATCGCGACGCGGCGCATGTGCTCACGATCGAAGTTTCGCATCTCGGTACCAATGTTTTTCATGGCAGCAGGCCCTCCGCCCAGTCGGTGTTATCGAAATTCAGCGGCGCTGCGCTGGCTCGGGAGTTTTTCGGTTTACGTGCGCGTTGCGTGGACAGCGTGTCCCAGTGCTTGCGAAGGCCGGACGGGCTCAGGATGTTGCTGTCCCAGAAATCGTCCTCGCTGGCCCACACGAGCAGCTCACAAATCTCGCGGTGGGTCCGGCGGTCAATCATGCGCATCAGGCGAACAGTGTTTGCCCATTCAACCCATTTCGGTTCTGAAAGGCTGGCATTGACCACCAGGAGTTTCTGGTAAATCCAGCGCGCGGCTTTGAGGTCGTCAGCCGTTCCCCAGGATTTGCCTGACGGGGTGTAAATTCCGTCAGTGGCTTCGGGGTGACGAGAGAGAAATTTTTCAGTGGCGTCGTTACGGGATTCACCAGAATTCCGAAACGAAGATCTTTTAATGTTTTTATTGTTGTTATTACCTTGTTGTTCATGATGCGCGGGTTTAAGCGCGGCTATTTGCTCGGGGTTATGCGCGGCATCACCTTCAAGACCCGCGCCATTACTGGGTTTGTTATGCTCGGGGTAATGCTCGCCGTTATGCTCGGCTTTATGCGCGGGCAAATTGTCTATTTTTTGAGCGTACAGTGCATAATTTGTGATAGTGATCACTGTGCCTTTCCGACGTTCACCGGCGGTGGAAATCATGCCTTCTTTCTCAAAAAATGAGAGCATCCGATCCACCGCATGGCGGCTCGCTGGCTCTCCGTTACGGTCGCACAGATTCAGCCCCAGATCGGCTGAGGTGGTCACCAGTTGTCCGGTTTGCAGTGGCCATTGGCGCCCCTTAAAACTCGCTGTGTACGGCTGTCGGGCGGCGTTCAGCAGAAGGTTGTCCCACAGCGTTCGCAGGAAAACATCTTTGGACCAGGGTTGTTTAAGCACACTCCGGTACAACGGGATGAAGCCGGTCTTCTGGTTTTCCATCCGGTTGCTCCTGGCGGCGGAAAGCGCCGCAAAATTGGCGTAGGCGACATTCGACATAGCTATGCCTCCCGCGCCTGGTAATTTAAATTAGCCTTTGTCATAATGACCTCGCGATTGCTGACCGTAATTGCACCCGAAGGCCGAAGTGTTGGCGCACATCGGTCTTCACCCTTTCAGAACAGCCCGCGCTGTTCGGTGCGCTTGACGCGCTTTTCTTCGAACCTGTCGGCTGAGGTTGTTTGTTTCTCTGCCCACAACTTCGCGTGTCGTAAAACATCATCGAAAATTTTCCCTTTGCGGCTTGCCTGAGACATGCGCCGGTATAAATCCACGGCCTGGAATGCCCCCCCTGAGCCACCGGCACCGGAAAACCCAGGCGAACAAGCTCTTCGCGGACATGCTTCTCGATAAATTGCTCATGGTTCATAAGCAGCCCCGGTTACATGACGCCCAGCATTGAGGTGACCATCGTCATCAGCGGCCCAACCTGCTCGGGCATCAGGCGAAACAACGACGCGATCCCCTCGCTCACCTCTTTCAGCTTCTGATGTTCAGGCGCTTTCATCAGCACGGCCTGCTTGGCTTCTGCGCACTCTTTCATCGCCGTCGCTACGCGCGAAAGGATGTCTTCCTGAGGAATAAGCCGCGTACGAAATTCGAGCGGAAGAACATTCAGAATTGCCGGGGTTAACTCGCAAATGTTGTCGCGAGCGTAAGCGGTGTCGCCGTCCAGCCAGCGGAATAGCTTTTGGCGCTGGCGGTTGATTTCAGTCGGGAACTCCAGTCCGCCGCCGCTGAGTTGATATTCCTCAACAATCAGTCCGGCTACCACGTCCTGGTTATCGATTGCAGCCGCCCATGCACGAACAGCCGCACGAAGCTGCTGGTGGGTAAACTCCGGCTTCGCCTGAGAACGATTTATCATCGTTACGGGCATTGTTCCGGTACTCTGTTGAAAGTGAAGTGATTGCATGGTTACTCCTGTTTCGGAAGACCATCGGTTGGGTTGGGGTATAGATCGGGGCGCAGTTCGTGTGGAGTGACTTTCCAGTCAATGGCACGTGCAACCTTCACAACTAACTCACCCGGAACTTTGTTTTTGAACCAGCCATTAACCGTCTGAGCTCGGCGACCAAGGCGTCTCCCCAGCTCTGCCTGGCTGCAAACGGATAATAGTTTTCGTTGGATGCGTAACTTCATGGAGGCTTCTCTTGTAGTTGATTATGGCGACATAAAAGCAAATTAAATCGATAGTGTCAAATTATATCGATAATCATAACCTACAGAAAAAATCTGTATAATTGATTGCTAGCCAGCAGATTTCCTTGTTGTGCAGACAGGTAAATGGGATGGGTAATGAACTTCGGAAAACGTCTTCAGCAGGCTATTAACGAACTTGGAATTTCACAGGCTGAACTTGGTCGACGAGTTGGCGCTAAAGCTCAATCCGTTAATGGTTGGTGTTCTGCAGGCATATTGCCGCGCGCAGAAATCTTAGAGCAGTTGCCAGCAGCAACAGGCCGTCCGCTTTATTGGTTTTTTATGACCGATGAAGATGAGCTCGCGCTGAGCAAAGGATACTCAGCATTACCTGACCTAACTGAAGACCAAAAGCGAATGCTTATGCTGTATGACATGCTTCTACCAAATGATCGCGAAAACATGCTCAGAATTTATCAAAACCGTATAGATGAGATGAAGGCTTGGGCTGAAAAACACGTGATTGGAAAAGTTTAGCGCCTCCTGCATTACCTTCCTGACCAACCCGCCTTGAGCGGGTTTTTTTACGTCTCAAAAACCCCTCTATATCGATTACAACAACCGATACAAATTTAAACATCAATTTAAATTGACAGCTATCGATTGAATCGATAATACTAGCCACATCAAAACGCAGTAACGACCACCAAGGCAGGACGCCCACGAAGTAGCTGCCCGGAGCATACGAATACCGGGATGAGGTGGAGTCATTAACACGCAGCAGGTTTACAAACGTTCCGCCAGCCGGGCGATAACGGCAGAGGGTGAGATGGTTAATCAACACTACGGCACGATGCACATCATTCGCCAGTGTGTGGTTCCGGGAATGCTGGCAAAGCACGACGGGCACACCTGGAATGTGTCAGCGGTTCGCGGCAAATACGTTTACCTGCGTACCATGCGCGGCGCCATACGTATCAACGATTGTCTTGTGGAAGTTTTACTGAATGGCTGGGGGGATCCGATGATTCACGGTCAGGAAACCACCGGTGCGAAATGTGCCTACTGCAAAAGCCCTCTTCAGCCGGGCGACGAAGTGAAAAGCACCCTGCTTTTACTGCGCGGCAACATGCTTGCCCGCGAAGAACGGCAGTACTGCTCCAGGCAGTGCGCCGGGCATGACCAGATGGCTCACGAGCCATAAACGCAAAAACCCGCCAAAGCGGGCCTTACGTCCGGTAACACCGACCAAAGCATACCGGAATTTTTCACCTAAACCGAAGGCGGCTCTTACAAGCGCCGGGGATCTTACAACCCAAAGGAGCTCAGACGCAATGAACACATATGCGTTTCTCATTAAGGCAAAAGCGAAGTCAGGGGGCAAAAACCTGTTTTGCTGGCTTTCTGCTAAATCCGATTCACGCGCCCAGCGTGAAATCGAAAACATTCTGGAAGACGCCGAAATCGAAGTCGGTCGCGGCGCGAATTACCAGCTGCCGATCCGTACAAACTGGCTTGTTGTAGATGATCTGCCCGCCGAGCGCGTTCTGGATGATGCTTGGTGCGATCGTTATGAACTCGGCGACGACGGTATTTCCTGGAGCAAAATCACCAAAGAAGCCAAATCCGTGAATATCCAGGACGAGCGCGCGCAGCTGGAGAAAACAGCCGGAGGTAATAAATCAGGGCTTCAAGAACGCGCCGCTTCACACCAGTCATACACATTCGAACAGCGTGTACTGGGTACGTGGCTTTTCGGCCTGTTTGATGAGCTTAGCGCTGAGCAAAAAGGTGAAATTACTCGCCTTAGCATGGATATGGACGCTACCTATCCCCAAAACGTATTGCTGGCTTGCCGCAGTCATGACCTTCGCCAGCTTCAGCATGTTTTCCCGGAAACCCTGGCTGACCTGCTCGCTGAGACAAAATCTGTCTGGCCTCTGGACGGTAAAGCTCCTCAGTTAGCGCATCTTGTCGGATTTTTTGGCGAGTGGATTAATGCTCATAACAATGCATGTGATACCGGTGGACATGGCAATCACCAGGTTCGTAGTGATGTAACAGCCAAATGGCAAAAGAAAAGCGGAACCGTAGTTACCCAACGCACTGACGTGGGAACAAACGCTGGCGGGGGCATCGTGACCGATCGCAGCCAGGACTACACGCATACCCTGGATACGCTTGATTACGAGATCGCAGCCGCGACCCTGCCAATGGATTTCGATATTTACAACATCCCCGTATCCATTCACCGCCGCGCCAGAGAAATCATTGAAAAAAAAGAAAGCCCGTTCCGGGAATGGTCAGCCGCGCTGCGCAAAACAGCGGGCATCCTGGACTATTCACGCGCTGCCATTTTCGCCTTAATCCGTGGTGCCGCCGAGAACGTCCATCATTTCCCGGTCAGCCTGCAAACCTACATAAGCGCGAACCTGAAAGAACACCAGCATGCCAAGCCAGATGCTGCAACTGTAGAGGCTGCGCAATTCAGTCGTGAAGCCCTGGATAAACAACTGGCCGCTGACCGCGGCGAATATGTTGAGGGTATCAGCGACCCGTCGGATCCGAAATGGGATAAAACGCCGCGTAAAACTTTCTGTACTCACGAAGAGAACCTGCAGCGAGTGCGGGAAGAAGGGGCGCGCCACCGGGCTGAAGAAGCAGCAGCCCAGCCGAAGGTTGAAAACCTCGGCGCTGGTGTGTTCTCCATCGAAGGGCTGACTAGTAACGCCCCGATTAATCCGGACAACGGCCCCGTAATGGGCGACGCCACTTATCAGGAAATGGCCGAAGGCCTGCGCGAAGAACTGGAGATTACCGAAGATGTGCAGATGAAAAAGGCTGTCAGTAACGAAATCCCGGCTGGTACACCGGTTTCAACAGGCGAAAGCGCTGATGAAGATCATTCGCAGGCAGATGCCGTAAACGCTGCCGGTATTTTCGCGGCTAACGCTCCGCGCCTGGCTAACCACACTGAGCCGGAAACGAACCAGGAAACTGTTAAACCGGCCCAGTCTGAACCGGATCAGCAACAAAGCGAGCCATCTTCGCCAGAAACTGAACCAGAAGCTATTGAGTACCCGGCTTTCTTCGAACCAGGCCGTTATGAAGGTTTACCGAATAACGTTTACCACGCCGCGAACGGTATCAGCTCAACCATGGTGAAAGATGCCCGTGTATCGCTGATGTATTTCAATGCGCGCCACGTTGAAAAGACCATTTCCCGCGAGCAGTCCAAAGTTCTGGATATGGGTAACCTGGTACATGCGCTGGCCCTGCAACCGGAGAACCTGCACACAGAATTCAGTATTGAACCTGAAATCCCGGAAGGTGCATTCACCACGACGGCAACGCTGCGCACGTTTATCGACGCACATAACTCCAGCCTCCCCGCGCTGCTGAGCGCAGACGATATCAAAGCGCTGCTTGAAGAGCACAACGCCACCCTGCCTGCGCAGGTGCCCATGGGTGGCAGCCTTGAAGAAACAGCGCAGAGCTATATGACTCTGCCAGCTGAGTTCCAGCGTATCGAGGCAGACAAGAAGCAGACCGCTGTCGCAATGAAGGCCTGTATCAAAGAGTACAACGCCACCCTGCCCGCACCGGTAAAAACCAGTGGCAGTCGTGATGCGCTCCTCGAACAACTGGCGATCGTCAATCCTGACCTCGTGGCGCAGGAAGCGCAGAAACCGCAGCCGCTTAAAGTATCCGGTACCAAAGCAGACATGATACAGGCGGTGAAATCCGTTAAGCCGGATGCGGTATTCGCTGACGAACTGCTGGATGCGTGGCGCGAAAACCCGGAGGAAAAAATTCTGGTAACGCGCCAGCAACTGGCGACCGCCCGGGCCATTCAGTCGGCGTTACTGGCCCACCCAACCGCCGGTAAGTTCCTGACGCACCCGGGGCGTGCTGTTGAAGTCAGCTATTTTGGGATCGACGAAGAAACCGGGCTGGAAATCCGCGTACGCCCGGACCTTGAAATCGATATGAACGGCATCCGCATCGGGGCTGACCTCAAGACGATAAGCATGTGGAACGTGAAGCAGTCTGGCCTGCGTGCCCGGCTCCACCGCGAAATCATTGACCGCGATTATCACCTGAGTGCGGCCATGTATACCGAAACAGCAGCACTGGATCAGTTCTTCTGGATTTTCGTGAACAAAGACGAAGGTTACCACTGGATCGCCATTGTCGAAGCCAGCCAGGAACTGCTTGAGCTGGGCGCGCTTGAGTACCGCACTACCATGCGGGCAATCGCGAACGCATTCGATACCGGCGAGTGGCCAGCGCCGATTGTTGACGATTACACCGACGAACTGAGCGACTACGATATGCGCCGCCTCGAAGCGCTGCGCACGGCTTAAGGGGAATGACGATGGAAAACACCAATATCATCACTGCTGACCAGCAGGCGCCGAATACTATTTCGGCCAGTAATTCTATTTTTAACGTCCAGGCTTTGGGGCAATTAACGGCCTTTGCCAACCTCATGGCCGATGCAACGATTGCCATTCCTGACCACCTCGTCGGGAAGCCCGCTGATTGCATGGCGATTGTTATGCAGGCTATGCAGTGGGGAATGAACCCTTACGCTGTTGCACAAAAGACGTTTTTTGTAGGCGGAAAGCTCGGGTATGAGGCACAGCTTATCAGTGCCATCTTAACAAGTTCTGGCGCTATTCGTGGGCGCTTCCATTACGAATACGGAGGTGACTGGGAGAAATGCCTCCGCAGCAAAGACACAACCGTTAAGAAAACCGGTAGCAAAGGAACTTACGAAACAACTGTGCGCGTGCGTGACTGGAATGATGAAGATGAGCTCGGCCTGTTTATTCGCGCTGGTGCGATTATCAAAGGCGAAAGTGAAATAACGTGGGGTGAAAAGCTTTATCTCTCAAGCGTGGCAATCAGAAACTCACCATTGTGGGTAACTAACCCAAAACAACAGATCCTTTACCTCGCCACAAAATACTGGGCTAAAGCATATTGCCCTGCTGCAGTAATGGGTTTTCAGGATGCTGATGATCTTTCGTATCGGGAAGAGAAAGAAATCAATCCAGCCCCTGTGCAACGCATTAGCGTGCAGGAAATTACCGCTGAGGTAACCACCACCAGCGCACAGGAGACTACAACGAATATCGATGCCCTGGCCGATGATTTCCGCGACCGCATTGAATCTGCAGAAGATGTCGATAGCGCGAAAGCTGTACGTGTGGATATCGAAGCAGCGAAAGCCACGCTGGGCACCGCCCTGTTTACTGAACTGAAAAACAAAGCCGTGAAGCGCTACTACCTGGTGGATGCGCGCAACAAAGTCGAAGCGGCGATCAACTCCCTTCCGCAGCCGGGTGAACCGGAAGCTGCTGAGCGGTTTGTGAAGGCTGAGCAAACCCTGACGGCGGCGAAGCGCCATCTGGGCGATGAACTGTACGAGCAGTTCTGCATCAATTTGTTGGATATGAAACCTGAGTATGTCGGCTAAGGGAGGCGGGAGGGTTCGCCCTCCCGGTTAACGATGAGACTGATTAACAGAGGCAGCAAACAATCTCCCGTGGCCCGACAGGCTTGCGCCGCAGCGCTCCAGGAGCATTACGAGCGTTTCGGGGACTACGGCATAACAGGCAAAAGCGTGGATTACATGATCCGGGTTGACGGGACCAAACTTCGCGTCGAGATCAGGAACTGCCAACACAGCTACATCGCGACGCCGATGGATAAACCGCGCCGGCTACGTGCTCTGGCAAGCCCTGTGATGAGTTTAAGGGGAAAACCATGATCTGTTGTCTTGAAGAGGTACCGAAAGCGCAGTGGCCGGAAAAACTCCACGATCCCAGTCGAACCAACGTCTGGATAAATCCACGCTTTCTGGTGCAGGAGTTTCATGAGGAAGGGGGCGTAATTCGCCTGTCCGTTAATACAAGAGAGTTGGGGTTAGCGGGACGCTGGAAAGACGGCATAAGCTGGGACACGCTCCAGGAAATCAAAAACGCAGTGGGTTATGCAGACCGGGATGCGGTCGAGATTTTCCCGGCGGAACGCGACGTGGTGAACGTGGCGAATATGCGCCACCTGTGGATTTTACCTGAACCGTTGCCATTCGCATGGCGCCGTGACAGCTGATAACGAAATATCAAACGGCCCCGGATGGGGCCAGTGGAGAGCATCAATGGAAAAATTATTAAGCGTAAAGGCTGTATGCGACGTTCTCAGCATGTCTCGCGCCACGCTTTACCGAAAGGTGAGTTGCGGGGAACTACCGCGCCCTCTGAAGGATGGGCCGCGTTCAAAGTGGCCTGAATCGTCTATCGTGCCATACATCGAGCGAATCAAGAGCCAGAGCCAGGCATAAAACCTCGAAGCCAGGACTCGTAGGCGAGCATCATCTCTCGCCGTTCTGGCAGATACTCGGCGTGGTTATAGGCGGCAACGACACGGTTAGCTTCGGCATGCGCCAGTTGCTTTTCTATAACCTCACGCCGGAATCCCATTTCGTATAGCGTGGTTGACGCGGTGGCACGGAAATCATGACTTGTAATGTGCTTCGCTGCAAACCCCAGGTAAACGATAGCTCGGTTAATGGTGCTGTCGGCCAGTGGCGCACGGGGATTCTTCACACCGGGAAGGATAAGCGGATTATCTCCGGCCAGCGCCTTCGCCCTCTCCAGTAGAGATCGGGTGTAAGGAGTCAGCGGAACTGAGTGTGGGCGGCTCATCTTCATTCGCTCAGCCGGGATCACCCACAGATTCTGGTCCCAGTCTATTTCTGTCCACACCGCCCCGCGCAGCTCCCCCTGGCGCACAAAAAAGAATGGTAACAACTGTAAACATAATTTCGTCTGTGTGTGTCCGGTGTAACTTTCCGCTGCAGCAAAATATTTGCGCAGCTCGTCACCAGTCAGGCAACGGGAATTTTCAGTTTTCGGCGGAATAATTGCTCCTTTCAGGGCGGCGGCCGGATCAGAGTCGGCGCGAAGCGTGGCAACCGCATAACAAAAAATTGCCGAGCACCATTGCCGCACTTTTAACGCGGAAGACGTCGATCCGCGGCTCTCCATCTTTTTTAACACCGCAAGAATTTCATGCGCAGTGATATCGCGGATTGGTTTGTTACCGAATGCCGGATAGCAGTTTATCGCCAGAAAGTTTTCTACCTGCTCACAGGTTCCTTTCGTCCAGGTAGGACGCTTCTTCTCAATCCACTCTTTAGCCACAAGTTCGAACGTATTGGCCGATTCGATTTCGGCGCGCTGGCGTTGCTGTTTTTTAACGTCTGTGGGGTTAAGTCCGCGCTTAACCTGCTCGCGGGCCCATTCGCGCTCGCGGCGCGCATCGGAAAGGGAAACGGAAGGATATTCGCCGATAGTATATCGACCATCTTTGGTGGGAGTGAGCCAGTACCGGTAGCGCCAGTATTTTGCGCCGGTGGGTCTGACTTCGAGGTAAAGCCCCTGACCATCCTGTAATGTGTAGGGCTTATCCTGTGGGCGGGCGTTTTTAACGCGGGTGTCTGTGAGTGGCAT